GTACGATAACTGGTCGGCCCGTAGCCGTAAAAAACGTATCCCTCGCCTGCACAAGGCGTAAAACCTGCCGAGGTCGCACCTCGTTAATAAGCGCTAACCCGTTGCTACACGATACGTAGATACGGATTAGCCGCTCCTTTAAGTCGGCTGATAAGGCGGCGTGTGCCGCATAAATTATTTTGTCCATTTAATAGGAGGCCATCATGGCTTTAACAAATTTCGGTACGCTTTCAGGCGACCAGCTTCAAACTTGGAGCCGCGACTTTTGGCGCGTAGCTCGCAACCAATCTTTCATCAACCAGTTCGCTGGCACAGGTTCTAACGCTATGGTTCAGCGAGTAACTGAACTGACTAAGAACCAGAAAGGCACAAAAGCTAACATCACTTTGCTAGCTGACATGACTACTGACGGTATCACCGGTGACAATACTCTGGAAGGCAACGAAGAAGCACTCCGCGCGTATGACATCACCATTGAGCTGGACCAGTTACGTTTTGCTAACCGCATCGCTGGCCGTATGACCGACCAGAAGACTGTAGTTAACTTCCGTGAGCAGTCTCGCGACGCACTTGCCTATGCAATTGCTGACCGTTGTGATCAGTTGGCGTTCTTGACCATGTCAGGTGTTGCTTACACTCACAAAAATAACGGCGGTCTGCGTACTGCTTCATCTACTGCTGGACACGATCTTGTTGATCTAGAGTTCGCTTCAGACGTTTCTGCTCCAACTGGTGATCGCCATCGTCGAATCAGCGGTACTTCTATTGCTGCTGGCGACACTACTGCTGTTACAGCGACTGACAAGATCGGTTACAAGCATATTGTAGAGTTGAAGGCTTATGCCAAAGACAACTACATCCGTGGTATTCGTGGTGCCGGTAACCAAGAAACTTTCCACATGTTCGTTACTCCTCAGCAGATGGCTGCTCTGAAGTTAGATTCTGACTTCCTAGCTAACGTCCGTAACGCTGGCGTTCGAGGAACTGGCAACAGCCTGTTCTCTGGTTCTGCTTCGTTGATGGTCGACGGTGTAATGATCCATGAGTTCCGCCATGTGTTTAACACTTCTGGTGCAACTACTGGTACTTCCTCTAACGCTGGCGCAGCTGGCTACAAGTGGGGTGCTGACGCTAACGTTGTTGGCGGACGTGCTCTGTTCTGTGGTGCTCAGGCTCTAGCAATGGCTGACATTGGTCTGCCTGAAATGGTTGAAGACACCTTCGACTATGGCAACCAGTCAGGTATTTCTGTAGGCAAGATCTTCGGTCTCCGTAAGCCTAAGTACAACAGCGACATCAGTGGCTCTGTACAGGACTTCGGCATCATCGCTCTCGATACTGCGCAGTAAGCAATACTAAACCCTCTCCTCCTTCGGGGGAGAGGTTTCTTTTATACAGAGGTAAAAAATGGGTTTTTTTTCATTTGGTTCTAAAAAAGACAAGCCAAAAACTGGTGGCAGATCAACAGCCGCAACTAAGCGCGCAGCAGAGCGTAAACAATTAATTGCAGACAAGAGAAAGAAAGAAGCTGCAGCTGGCGCAGAACGCGTTAAAAAGATGGCTGCAGCTCGTGCAGCTCAAGCGGCTAAAGGTAGAAATAAACCTAAGCCAAAAGTATCAACCGGTAATTTTAAAGCGCAAGACAGAAAACCTGTCGGCGCTGGCGTAAACCTAAAAAAGACTGCCGAGGCTGCGAAGAAACTCGACAGCAACCAAAGAGTTACTACTTCTGAAAATAGGAAAAAAACGGCAGCAGTTAAAGCTACGACTAACGTGCCAAAGCCACCGCCAAAGGCTAAGTCAAACCAAGCAGCACCAAAGCGCGCTACCTGGAAAGACTACAAGTCTGCCGCCGCTGCAAAGAAGGCTGGCTTCGCCAACTACATAGGTAGAGATGGTAAGAAGAAAGCGGCTGTGCTCAAGACTGATTTGAAGAAGGGACAGACTCTGACGCAGTACCTTAACGAAAAAAGGCGCGCGGCAAAAGGCGTTCCTAAGCCCAAACCCAAGATTAAAAAAACCTATTAAATACACAGGAACTAATCATGAAGATTATATGTAGCGAAGATTTGCGCGTGACCACTATGGGTGGTACAGCTGTAATTTTTCAGGCAGGCGTACCAAGAGAAATCGCCGAAGAAATCGGCTTATTAGCAATTCAGATGGGCGCAAAAGAATACAACGACAAGTACGTTGAAGAGGAAACAGCTGAGATCGCTGAGTTTGAAGAAGTGATAGTGGTAGAAGAACCTACACGGCCCGATGGAGAACTAGTCGAGGCCCTTCAAAAACTCATCGAAGAAGCAGATCCAAATTCATTTAAGAATGACGGCACCCCGAAAGCAGGCGTCGTCAATAAGATGCTAGGTCGCACTGTGAGAAGTGAAGATCGAGAGGCAGCTTGGGAAATAGCACTTAACTCGTAGGTACATACTATGGCT